TGCGCTCTGTCATAACGAATTAACGCTTGCGCTGCGTCAATCGTTACAACGACATCAAACAAATCTGTTGGAACAAGATCACGATTCAAAACTGTTTGCAAATATCCTTTTGGATAATAAGTAGTGCGCTGAATCCAAAACAAATTGATCTGAAAATATCCCAACGAACCTTTCACGCCTTGAACAGTGTTCGGGTCATTCTTATTGTGCGCTGTAGCGATGCAACGAGACTCACGCCAAACAATCTGATCAGCCTTAACAACATCTTTCTCAAGCCAACCAGCATCACGCAATAGATTCCATATCTCAGGACACTTCGCCCAAGCAGGGACACTTCGCTTTGCTTCTGGCACATAATCAAAAGGGTGCTGACGCATAACAACACGCCCGATCTGATCTGGTGCGTTTGCAGCATCAGCGACACTGGCGCAACCAATAAAACTTGCAACAAATACAATCAACAATTTATTCATAGTAACTCCGTTCACCTTGCCTCCTTCTTGGCTTGGATATGGTCTATTAGTTTTCTTTGTTCTGTCCTTGACAGGTCGTGGCGTAGTCGCTCATCGTTCGCCTCAGTCGGCGTATCTTCTAACTCTAACAGTTCATCTGCTTGATGTGAACATATATATATATTTTCAAGCAACAGCAAACTTCAGAGATTATGAAACCCCCCTATCGCTCTGCCTCACTGCGATTCCCTTATCTTTATTATTCGCCTCACACCATAATTGCTTACAGCGTGATCTACCTTCGTTGCCGAATGTTACCAACCACCGTGCGAAGGCTTAGGTCTGTGTGAGTATTCTTCTCGTTTTCGTTTACTAACTATTTACGCTGCTTCAAACTTTCTGCACTGACAACGCACCACATACGAATACGGGCGATTAAAAACAATCTTCGTAAACCCTTCAGAGATCAAAGTCTTTGTAGCAAAATCCCATCGTCTGCCCGTGTCCCAACCGTTGCCATCACAAATCTCGCACGACACCACCGCTTTCATCGCAGGATTACAAATATGTTTGAACGCTCTTTGAACATCTTTTAAGTTCGGAAACTTCTCGTGGTTCTCTAAAATAATTGGAATGACTTTGCGAGCGTCATTGACATCTTGAAGCAACAAGAAATCATCTCCTGTCCAAGCGTTCTTAACTGTGTTCCGCCCAATCTGACTGGTAGGGAACAGACCGCAGATGCGATCTATGAAGCCTTCTATTTGTGCTGGTGTCATCTTGTCTCCTCTTTCAAGTCTCTGAATATAGCCCAATGAATATCAACTTCAACAAACGCTTCGTTCACCGAATATTTTGTATCTTTCATCACGAATGGCGATTTCATAAAGTGTTCACCGTCAATAAACAGAGCGTGTGTGCGCTCGTGATTTAACATCACAAACCAAGTATCGGCATCAAGAGTAACGAACTTGCGTTTTCTTGCAGAGAAATGAACACACTCATACGGAAAAAACTGCCCGTGCCAATTATGTTTTACTTCTACTTCAAACTGAAAGTTCTTGCCCCAACGGCTGCCAAGAATGTCTATCCCGTATTGATCAGGGTTGATTTCACACTTGTAGTCTTTTGTTCGCAACCATTCCAATATCTGATATTTAGCGTGATCATCTTCGTCATAATGCTGTTGGCTGAACGGTTTATTCACTTGCGCCTCCTTCATAGAACTCGTGCATCGCAGGGCGCACTAACTCCTCCCAAGTGCTTAATCTGATCATCACTAGCCCTTCTTTACCCCAGTCATCAGGCATCAGAATCGCTCTTGTGGGTTTACGGCGTGAACCGTAATCAGCCTCGTTAGAACGCACCTGAGCCTCTATTCGTTCCCACGCCGTTACAGCAGCCCCAATCTGTTTGCCTGCTTTGACTTCGTTAGCGAACAAAACATCTTGCCACATCTCCTCGTTACCATCACCGAACTTGTTAGACGGTGCGACACCTAGACGCTTGCGAGCGACACGCTGCTTTGTTAATCCTTTCGTGCGTGATCGCTTACCTCGTGCAGTCGGGTCAGCGCAACCTTTAACTCGCCTGTTGCCATCTCGTGCTGGTCTGCCAAGTGTGCCGAACTTAGGGCAGTCAGCGAGTTTGCATTTCTCTTTGTTGCCTTGACAATCACCTTTGCGATCTTGTTCTTCTACCATATTGTTTGACCACCTTTAAGATTGGCAGTAGGCGCAATATAAGAGTGAACATCCGACCAATCAAGCGAACCAAATTGCGTTACAGGTTTAGTAAAAGTTTTGCCAGTTCTTTTATTCAAAACTAACAACCACGCAACAACTTCTAACTCAACTTGAGGGCGATCTTTTGTTCTTAGTTTGTGTTTGTTTCTACTTGGAAATACAGAAAACTCGTGCCATTGTTTTTCTTTTTCACTATAAAAATCGTCATCATCATTCATCATCTTCTTCTTTCTCACCACAAAAAGGCTTCATCGGAACAACACGCTTCACTAAACACGCACAAAGTTTTGCTTTCATCTCAACATCTCCTTCAACTCTTTTCGCAACTTCGCTCTTTGAGGCGGTGTCAAACCACCAAAGACACCCCAACGGTCATCAGTGTCCTCCAACACAATAACCATCTCCAAACACTCTTGACGCACCGTGCAACCAGCACAGATAGCCAGAGCCTCATCGTAACGATGATCATTCAGAACTCTGTGATCAGGAAAGAACACACTCGCAGCCTTGCCACGACACGCTGCATCTTCCGACCAATGCTCACGACTCACTGTAAAACTTCGCAATCAAATCATTTACCTCGCCAAACTTCAAAACGGCTTCACGCAAATTGTCTAACGATTCACGATCAGTGCCATCAAAGACCACAACCCTTCGGGCGCAATCAATAAGCACACCAATCGCAAACTCGTAAGCCATCTGCAACTCCTCAGAAGGGTTGCTCATCAGATGATTGCTTTCTCATACCCATCAGATGCTTGATCAGATCAGAACCTTCTTTTGTAGTGAGCGTGTTTAAGTTTTCTTTGCTGAACAAAGTTTTGATAATCGGTTTTACATCACCATCAGCAACTTCTTTGACCAACGATGACACTAAACCTTTCTGCTTGTCGCTAATCAAACTCCCAATCTTCGCTGCTGGAGATGGGGTAGTAGTGAACGCTGCTTCTATTTCATCATCTCTCAACGCAACTGATGCGCTGATTTTTGATTGAACATTCGCAGGATGAGCGTTTCTAGACTCTTGCACCTGATCTGCCCTACGAGGCTGAACCGCAGAAATGCTTGCAACATTCCCTTTCACTTCCCAATCCTGTTTAGACCAAAGCGAAAGACAAATACCGAAGCGCATCGCAGCGTTCCGCAAGAAGTCTCCGACAAGTTCTTTATCAAGATCAGGTTTATCGGAACGCACCGAACCGACACCGACAAGCGACTTGCCTAACAGCGTGAGCGTTGCCCACATCGTTGCGACACCGTTTGCTTCGTGTATCGCAGGTCTGCCATCAACCCAATCAATCGGCTGCCAGTTCCACATCGGGTCAATCTCAATCAAGATGCGAGTGATTTCTGCGTGGCTTACATACGCCAGATTGATTCCGTTGCGTGGAATCGTTCCAACGATCTTCGGGTCTGGAGTTGCATATTGTTCCAACACCGCTTTCAACATAACTGCTTCTGTTTCATTACTCATTAGTTTCCTTCTTTCTTTGTTGATTCTATTTCTGAAACTCCTAAAGCATTTCGCAATAGCGTTGCTGAAAACACAATTCGTTTGCCAACTCTCAATGCTGGAACTGAGTTGATAATTGTGCCTTTGTTTTGAACATCTTGATTGATCGTTGTTCTGCCAACACCAAGTATTTTGCACACTTCAGCAACATTAAAAGTTGTTTTATTCGGGTCTGTTAGAAGTTGCTTCGGTGTCAATAACTTGTTGGCTTTGCGTTGTTCTATCTTTTCTGCACTCATTGTCATTGATTTTCTCATTTGCTTACCTTCTCTCTGTGTGTTCTCATCACACGATAGGGATTACCTTGCTTCTCATATTGCTTAACTAACTCTGGGTGCGCCTCACGCAACGCTTTCGTATCCAACGATGACTTACCATCTTGCTGCTTCCACGATACGACTCGCTGACCGTGCAACAAACCGATCTCATTGCCCAAAAGCATTTGTGCCAGCGCATCTTTCGCTTTCGCTTCCTGCTCAGCAGCCTGCTTCGCCAACGCTCGTGCTTCTTCAAGTTGTAAAACCCACTCACCTGCACCGTTCGGCAAATCAATCGTGGTCGGTGCAACCTGAAAGATTCGTGCGATTGCATCAGCAGAGAAGTTATTGATCTCGTCAAGCGGTGCGCTGTTCGTATCAACCCATTCACCGAACACTTCGGCTTCAAGACGCAGGCTGTCAATCGCTGCTGCATTCTCAGGCAACTCAACCACGCTGATACGCAAATCACGATCAAGCACACTGAACCAGACAGGGCATTGAAGCACCGCTTGCTGCGCCCAGCCTTGCCACAACCATTCGGTAGGCAGATCAGATGAATCGTGGATTGAATATCGTGTTGAAGTCTTTGCCTCAATCACGATGCTTGGTGCAATCTCATTATCAACACCGTCAAGCGAAACCGAAAGCCTGCCATCACGATAAATCGTGTTAGGCGTATAGAAATCAATATCAAACTCATATGTTGCCGCATCAAGCAAAGGTCGCTCTAAAAGATTGCCACGCCGAAAGATCGCTGACTCTGCCTGCTCAACTGGTTCATTTAGTTTGTCTGCAAACAGTTCGCCTCTCGTCTTGTATGGCGAAGCGTTCATCAACGCAGGAATATCAGAAGCCCCGAACACACACCTACCTTCTTCATCACGCCACCGTTCAAGTAGCCACTCTTTGCTTCCGTGTTTCGGTTTCGGTATCAGTTTCATTTGAACCTCCTCAGTTCATTTGTTTATGTTGATCTCATCATTACTCAAGGGTGTTGTGGAGTTATCAGCCCCAAATCATTTCTTCCAACGCCCAGATTTCTTCAATGTCTGAGAACTTGATTTCAGTCTCACACAAGTTGCCTTTAACGACATTCCAACATTCAATGACAAGGCTTTTCTCATTAATGCCTACTATCTGCCCGTCATAATCTTTATGACCGTTGATCACTTTAATTAAGTAGTAATCACCGAACTCAATTATTTTTTTGATTGATTCAATTTCTTGATCTTCTAATTTCATTTTGTCTCCTCTGTTGTTTGTTTCCAACCACAACTATCGCAGTGGAAGATGTTTACTGGCAGTTGAACAGCGCAACCCCGACAATGAATTGCTCTGCGTCTGCGATCAGCGTGTTCTTTGTAACCGTCATCGTGCGCTTTCATATAGTGCAACATATGGTCAGTGATGTTCTTGAACTGTTCACCGCATACTTGGCATCGGCAAGTTGGTTTAGTTTTCATTAGATTTCCTCATCGCTATCTTTCAATACTTTCTTTGATTCTTTGTAAGCCTTCTTTTGTGCTTTTTCCGCAGCAACTCTGCTTTCATAAAGTTCGTCAGCACCGTCAAAGTAGAACTCAACATTGTTGATTGCAAGAAAGTGTTTGAGATCAGCCTCGTCTTTAATCCCAATCTTCCAAGTATCAAAATGATCAGCCTCATCAGCAACCCAAAACACAATGCCAACTGTTCCGATTGGGACTTTGCGACCTCGCCGAACTTTTACTGTTTGTCCAACAACAATTTCACCATTAGCAATCGCAACTGCTTGTAAGTTGAGCAGTTGTTCTTTTTCTGCTTTAAGCATCGCTTGATATTCGGCTGCTTGCTCTGGTGTCGCTGTGCAGTAATGAGGTGATTTCCAAGTGCCTGTGCCATCTTGATACTCTCGTATATTTCGTTGAGCCAAATACCGTTTACCGTTTCTGTTTGTATCCCAATAACATTCGCAACCACACTTGTTGCAATTAACGATTTTGTTTTTCATCTTGTCCTCCTCTTGAACTTGATAAGTCAATTATATACACGCCCCGACTCAATGACGAAACTCATTTGAGCCTTATTCTATAAAGGTTTTAAGACTTCTCATCTATCTGATCTGCTGGATAACTGAACTTTACAACATCGCTTTTCTCTAACTGCGCTCGCATCAACCAATCAACTTTGTAACCCCACGAATGAGATGAAGTTGTATAACCATTTATTGATGACCAGTCCATTCGCACTTTCCATCTTGCCTCAATGACATTCTTGAGAGCAACATAGAACGCCTTACCGTGCGAACCATCACGAGTGCTTGTCGGAACGACGGCGTGGCAAAGTTCGTGCGCCAAGAGTTCCCAAGCCGAAACCCCACCCGATGACCAACGAGGAATCCGAATCAAAACGCTGCCATTGTAATAACCACTGCACCCACGATTACGAGCAAACACAATATTGATTCGTGGTCGTTTACGAGTTGTGCTTTGTGGGTAAAACAATTCCCAAATGCGATCTGCTTCTTTGTTGAAGATCGCCTGTCTTTGTTCCATTCGTTTCATTCGTTCTTTCTTTGGCTGCAACTTTGTTGCGATACGCACACGCTTGGCTTTCTGCTTCTGCTGAACAATCGCCGTGCGCTTCTCTCGCTTCTTCTCTAACGAAGGTGCGACACGCTCAACTAACTTGCCTGACTTCGCTGAGCAAGGCAAACAGTATCGCTTCACATCATTCTTGCGTGGTCGGGTTGGTGCTAATAACCCATCATCACACTTCTCGCATTTCCATCTCACTTGCTTTGCCATAAGTCCTCCTCTTGAACTTGTGTTAATTATTTCTTCTGTGCTTTCCTATCTGCATCTGCATCTCTGATCTCATACTCTTTACCAAACTTCTTAAACACATCAGGGCGAGCGTTCATCGTGCGTCTTGCACAACTCTCAGCAACATCACAAGCATCTGCAACTTGTTTAACTGACACCATTTGAAAAACATTTTCTTTCGCCCATTCTAAAATGTTTTCTCGGTCATCTGTTCGTGTTCTTCCAAAGATAAGTTGTCCATCAAATTGTTTTGACCAACCTTGCGAAACTTTCGCTGTGGCTAACAATTCTCTTTTCACTTCTTTTGGAACTGCGCTGCGAATCGGATAACTGATATGTGCTATCCAACACGGAACACCGAACTGCTCAATCACTTCTTTAACTTCTTGAATCGCATTTTGCGTTTCCATATTGTCCTCCTCTTGAACTTGATACACACAGTTTATCA